AACGTCAGGTCGTGCTGCCGCCGCTCTGGGAAGGCACGAGGCGGGCGTTTTGTTCGCGTCTTGAGATCGAAATGGAGGTGGGCACCGTGCATACGCCGCCGAGCATTCAACTCGAATGGTCCGATGATGGCGGCATCACCTACACGGGGTCGCGCGCGATGACCGTGACTTCCGGCACCGGGCAGTATCGCAAGCGGGTTTATACCACCCGGCTGGGCAGTTTTCGTCAACGTGTGTTTCGTCTGACCGCGTATCATGCGATGAATATTTACGCGATTGACTGTGACATCATCGTGGGAGCGCACTGATGTCCGGCGGACTGACAACCCCGATGCGACTGGTGCCGCCGTTGCGTGAGCGGTTGGTGGATGATCAGGGCATTATCACTGATGCCTGGAGCGCGTGGTTCGTGGCGCTGGGCGACAGGCCACAGGCCGGCAATTCGGGTTTCGCCAGGACCGGCAGCGTGGTGTCGGATGCCTCGGCGGTCATCACGGGGACGTTCGATCCGCCGTTTCAGACCGCGCCGATCATTTCGCTTTACGATGCGACGGGAGCGCTGGTCGCCATCACGGGCATTGCCGCCAGCGCCGTGGGGTTTACCGCGACGGCACCGGTTGGGGCACAGCCTTATACCTGGGTGGCGATCGGATGACCGCGCCGCCCTTCGTCGTGTTTTCGATGCCGCGTTCACGCAGTGCGTGGATGGCGCGGTTTCTGACCTGGGGCGACTGGCACTGCGGGCACGAGGAATTGCTGTACGCGCGATCGTTGGATGATGTGGGCGCGTGGTTCAGTCAGCCCTGCACCGGCACGGTGGAGACCGCCGCCGCGCCATTCTGGCGGCTTCTGGGTCGGTTTGGCGACGTGCGGGTTGTCGTGGTGCGGCGACCGGTGGACGAGGTCGTGGCCAGCTTTCTGCGGCTGCCGATGGCTTTCGACGAGGCCATGCTGGTTACGTTGATGCGGGGTCTGGATCGCAAGTTGGCGCAGATCGAGCGGCGGGTGCCGGGTGCGCTTTCGGTCAGCTTCGCGGATCTGGCGACCGAGGACGGCTGTCGCCGCGTCTGGGATCATGTGATGCCGTATCCCTGGCAACCGGATTGGTGGGCGGCGGCCTCGCGGGTCAACATCCAGATCGACATGCGCGTGCTTGCGCGGCGGTTGCGCGCCTATCAACCACAACTGACGAAGCTGGCCAAACAGGCCAGGCACCGAACGATCGCGATGATGGCGGCCTCACGTGGTGATGGCGAGTTTGACGGCGTGACGTTTCAGGTCGAACCATTCGCCCGGTTCTATCGTGACGCTGAGCCGTTGTTTCGCGAGCATCTGACACAGGTCGGGGAGTCGCCCGACGATCATGCACGGAAGAATTTACCACTTTTGCAAATGCTCGATGACACGGGCGGATTGCAGTGTCTGACGGCGCGGGTCAATGGGCGTATGTTCGGATATCTGATGACGGTCATAGGTCCGTCGCTGGAAAGTCCGGATGATCTGCGGGGGGAGCATACGACCTTCTTCGCCTCCCCGGCGATCCGGGGACTTGGCATGCGGTTGCAGCGGGCGGCGCTGGAGAAGCTGCGGGAGCGCGGCGTGGGCGAGGTCATCATGTGGGCGGGCCAACGGGGCAGCGGGCCACGGCTTGGGACTTTCTACCGGCGTCTCGGCGCCGAGGATTTCGGGCAGCTCTACAAACTCAACCTGGAGTTAAACTGATGGGCCTCGGAGCAGCGGCGGCGGGCGTAACGGCGGCGGCGGCCGTTGGTGGAAGCCTGCTTCAGGCGGATGCGGCCAAGAGCGCGGCGAGCAAGGCCAACGCGGCGCAACAGCAGGCCCTGGATCAGGCGCGCGGCGATTTCGCGCCGTGGCGCACCACGGGCGGCGCCGCGAACACCGCGACCAGCGATCTGCTCGGATTGAACGGGCCGGACGCGGCGACCACGGCGTTCGGCAATTACACCACCAGTCCCGGCTATCAGTTCCAACTCGATCAGGGTTTGCGGGCGGTCGACGCGGGCGCGGCGGCCAAGGGCATCCTGCGTTCGGGCGCGACACTGAAAGCCGAGCAGGCATTCGGCGCGGGGTTGGCGGACACCGATTTCACCAGCTACTACAATCGTCTTTTCGATCTCTCAAAGCTTGGTGAGAGCGCGGCGTCCGGGAGCGCAACCGCCAGTCAGACGACCGGTCAGGGTATCGCGCAGACCGACCTGAGCCTGGGTAGCGCGCTGGCCAGCGCCTACGGCAACGCCGCCAAGGGGGTTGGTAACGCGGCCAACGGCTATCTGAACAATGTGGGTTATCAGAGCGCGCTCTCAAACTTCGGCAGACCCAGCGGGGGATTTCAGGACACAACCTCCACGTTTGGTTACTAGTCATGCCCCAGTTCACCCAGTGGAACGTTTCCGACCCGACGCCGAATGTCATGTACAATCAGGCGGCGATCGATCAGGCGGCGAATACGACCATCGAGGGTCGGCAGAAGATCGGCGCCACCGACATGGAGATGGTCGGGCGTGCCGCCGGTTCGCTGCTTGGTATGTCCGAAGAAGACGCGGCGGCGGCCTATCCCGGGATGGTCGCCAACCTGCAACGTAACGGCTTCGCGATGAAAGCGCCGCCGACGTATCCCGGCCACGCGGCGGTGCAAAACATCGTCAACAGCGCCATTCCGATACAGAAACAGTATGAATATGGAATACTGACGGCGCCGGGTGTGACGGATGCGTTGAAGGCGGCGACCGGGCCGCTGACGTTCGGGAACACGGGCGGGGGTGGCGGGGCGGCGGAACCAGGAATGCCATCCACTGGCGGCGGTCCGCGTGCGTCGCTCGCGATCGGCCAGGACCAGATCGCCAACGCGAAGGCCATCCACGCCGGCCTTGTCGCTCGCGGGATGGACAACGAAACCGCGCTCGCGATGGCCGCCAACAGCCTCGGCGAAAGTGGAGGGAACTGGCAGACAAACCCCGGCGATGGCGGGGCTTCGCATGGCCTGTTCCAATGGAACGGAGATCGGCTCGCGGCATTTCAGGCCGCGAACGGCGGCAAGCTGCCTGGCCAGACCAGCCTGGACGCGCAACTCGATTTCGCCACGAATGAATGGAAGGCCGATCATAATGGAGCCGCCACGGCCGCCGGACGGTTTGGTACGGCGGAGGGCAAAATCGCGCCGATTGTCTCCAAATATGAGGTCAGCGCCAATCAGCCGGCGGATATCGCGCGACGTTCGGCGTATCTGAACCAACTGCGCGCGGCCGGCGTCGGCCGGGGAGCCGCGCCAGCCGCGTCACCGCCGTTCAACCCGAACGCGGGGCCAAGGGTCGCGGGCGCGCCGCCAGCGGGGGCTCCCAGCCCGACCGCCACGCCTGGGTTCGGTCCTCTCACGCCCGTACCTTCCACGCCGACCGTCCCCGGGCAGGCTGATGTCCCCACTCCTGTTACCCCGAGTCCGGTCGCGCTGCGGACTGGCGGAACGGACGTCGCCGGACCTGGCGCGGGACCGGACACGACGTTGCCTTCGGTGGCCCAGCCAAACCAACTCTATCAGACGGGGTTGCCGGGCGTCACGATCAGCGGCCCCGCCAGCAACGCGCTCGCACCGCCCGCTGCCGCCGCCGCCGCCCCGGCTGCTCCCGTCGCCCAGGCACCCGCCGCCGTCCCCGCGCCACCCGCCACCCGACCTGCGACCGGGCAGAACTCGCCCCAATTCCAGGCGGCTCTGGAACTGAACCGCCGCGCACAGGCGCTTGATCTGGTGGTCGACCCGACAGGACGGACGAAGGCCCTGGCCGCGAGCCTCCGCGCCCAGGCCGCGCTCTACATGCAGGCCGACAGCGTGGTGAAAGGCCCTGGCGGGGTGCAGATCCACACGCTCACCGGCAAAGAGGACGACGCTGCGAAACCGGCGGAACGCTGGGTGCAACAGCCAAACGGAACACTGGTCAATGCCGCGACGGGCGACGTGAAAAGCGCGCCAACAGCGGCCGAGATCTGGGACAAACAGCCAGATGGAACATATCTCAACCGGGCGACCGGCAAACCACAGAGCGCGGTAACGCCAGCAGAAGCGTGGGTAAAACAGCCAGATGGAACATTCGTTAATCTGGCGACCGGAAAACCGATGTTTCCGCCGACCCCTCGGTTGACCACACAAGAAGGCGTCGGTGTCCTGGAGGCGCTGCCAGGTGGCGGTGTCAGGGTGGTTTCCCCAACCAATCCCGAAGGCATTGTCGCGCAACGGGCGGCCGAGGCGCAGGGTAAGGGCGTGGGTGGCGACGTGGCGAAGCAGATGCCCGCACTGGTGGCGCAAGGCCGTGAGGCGACACAGGCAATCGGCAACATCGATTACGGCATGAGCCAACTTGAGAAGGCGCGGCAAGGCGGCATCACAACGGGATACTTCGCGGACGCCCTGGCGACCACGGCGGCCAGGCTGAAATCGCTCGGCCTGCCGACCGACAAGATACCGTTCATCAACGTCGATCCGTCCGCCGTGGGCAACATCCAGACCGCGCAGAAAACTCTCGCCATCGTTTCATCAGCGATCCTGAAACAGGCACTTGGTGATTCACAAATCACCGACGCCAAGATCCAGCACTTCATTCATGCGCAACCCGGCATCGAGACCGATCCCCAGGCGCTCGGCCGCGTGCTGAACTGGGCGCGGTCGCAATTTGTCTATGAAAACGAGATGTCCAGGGCAGCGGTGGCGGAGGCGGCGAATAGTCCGACCGGCACGCTGCCGCTGAACTGGCAGGCGAAATATTTCAGGGATAAGGGATTCGCGCCGATTTACGATCGGAGCACGGGCGAGATGCAGCAACCCGAGGGCCGGGCGCCGACACGAGAACCACCGCCAGGACCGCCCGCGACCGCTCCGATAAACCCTTCAGCGCGAACGTTGGACATGGTCTACCAGACGCCCAAGGGGCCGCTGAAGTGGACCAGTGACGGTTGGGTGGCGCCTTAAGATGGCCGCTGGACTCACCGATGCCGAGGTGTTTGGCACAACCGCACCGCCCGCCGCTCCCCGCGGAATGTCTGATGCCGAGGTGTTCGGGACCGGCCTGGAAGGATACCCCGAGGAGGCGTTCCAGGCTGACTACGCCCAGCATCCGATCACGATCCCAGTGCCGGCGGCGGTCACCGATCTGGCGGCATACCGCGAGCCGGGGACGGACCTGACCGACATCGCTCCCCGCGAAGGCGCGGCCACCCGTATCGTCGGCGCCGTCGACGAAGGGTTCAGGAGAGGGGCCTCGGCTGGTAAGGACATCCAGGGTCAACCACTTCTCACAGGGCTTATGAGACAGGGTGGAGGCGTTCTGGGTGCCATAGGGGGCGGCCTCGGCCAGGGTGCTTACGAACTCGGGAACCTGTGGTCTCCAGAGGCGGGCCGGGACGCCTTCATGGGTGCCCAGGTGCTCGGCTCGCTATGGCCACTGAGAGCTAAAATACCATCGCCCACCGATCTGACGGCCGCACCACGTGTCAGTCCGATGATGGAGGCGTTCGACCGGGCCGAGGCGATGCGCGCGGAGCAGCCCTCCCGGCCGCAACCGCCAGACCCGGCGGTCAGCGGCATTGCCAGGACTCACGAGCAACTCGGTTGGCGAGTCGCGCCGCCGCCTTCACCAGATATGACGGCAACGCCAGCGGAACGGGCGCCCGGTTTCGTGCCTCGGGTCAACGTCGATCCCCTGACGGGCGAAGCGACCACTACCCAGGTTCCGACCGACCTCCGGCTGCGCGCCGCCATCGAAGCCGTTCCCCCGGAAGCGCCGCCCGGCTTCGTGCCGCCGGGAGAGCGTGGGCCGTCCGTGCCCCCAGGCGCCGCCGGTCCCGCCACCTTGCCGCCATACGCGCCCGAGGCAGCGCCGGCGGAGCCCCCAGGCACCCAAAGCGTCGGCGCAGGGGCGTCGCGGGATACGACCAACCCGGCCGCCCTCACGATGCTCACACCCGAGCAGGAGGCGCTCTACGGCTCCGTGGCCGACAAGCAATGGCTCTACAAATCCATGCAGCCGGGCGTGGCTGATAACACCGCTTACGTCCCAGGCATCACGCCAACCATGGCGCAGCGCGAGCAGACGACGCTGGCGGCGCGCGAGACCAAGACGGCGCGCAATCTCTCGCCGGCCGCCGATCAGGCGGAACGCGAGCTGCTCGACGAGCACAACACGATCCGCAAAAACGAGTTCCAGAACGTGGCCGGGTCCGATGTCACGCAAAACATCGCCATCGAGGCCGCCGAAAAGAACATCGACGACGCCCTCGGCAAGGCATTCAATGCCGGCGGAACGGTCAATCCCCAGCCAATCACGCGCGCCATAACGGCGGAACTGAACGCGCCGTCCGGCAAGCTGCCACCCGTTAAGGCGGTGCTGAAAGTCGTCAGTGACGCGCTACAGAAATCGGACGGCACCGGGTTGGAGACCGATCCGACGCAAGTGTATGGCGTGCGCCGCGTCATAAATTACCTGCAATCGAAAAACGCGATCGCGGAAAACCCGGCCTATGGCTCGCCCGACGTCCAGGCCGCGCTGATCAGGGTCAAGAACGCGATCGATGCCCAGATGGAGCCGGCCGCGCCCGGCTTCACCGACGCGATCGCCAACTACGCGAAGGCGCGGCAGGCGTTCGACGCGAACGAGGCGCTCCAGAAAGCCGAGCCCAAGCTCTACGACGACAAGGGGCGGATGCAATACAGCCGGTTCCACCGTTTCATGAACGAAGTGATCCAATCGCGTGACCCGAGGGCACCGCTCAATCCGTATCAGTCGTTCACCGAAGCGCAGATGAACCGCCTCAAGTCTCTCCACGACGACTTGTTCCGCGTCGCCAACGCCGAGGATCTCGCGCGGGCCAAGGGTTCGGATACGGCGATGAACTTCATGGACGCGATCAAGGAGGCCGCGCAGGGCGTGCCGGGGACGCTCGCCGCCGGTCTGGCGGGGCACGTCATCGGCGGGCCGGCCGGCATCGTCATGGGTCCGGCGATCAAGCAGGGCGTCCAGGGCGTGTTCACGCGCCGAGCCGAGCGTGCCGCGACGCAAAAGATGCAGGGCCTGCTGCGGCCGGACCCCGTTCAATATCCGACCCGGCCGAACCCGTTCTTCAATCCGGACGCGGCGCCTTAGCCTGAAGGCGGAACAAGCGTGGCGCCCAGATGCCGGCGAGAAGCCCGGCGCAGCCGAGCGCCCAAATGACTTCAAGGTTACCCATGTTGCCCGCGAAAGTTTCAACGATGCACAGGAGCAGAAACGCCCCTGGCACAATCGACAGGAATACGCAGGCGAACAAGCCACCATGGAACCACATGATGATGAGCGCGGTTGCGATAACGAGGCCGATCAGAATGTGCATTGAATGATATCCCACCCCAGTATCCGCGCGAGGCGGGCGCGCTCGCTGCTGATCATGTCCGTTCGTCCACGAGTTCGAGCCTGACCTTGATGCGTTCGATGTCTCCGCCCATCCGGTCCATGCGGCGCGATACCAGCGCATAACCGGCTTCGAGCAGGCCCAGTCGCGCCTTGACCTCGGCCATGTCGCCCTTGATCGTCGATATGTCGTCACGGATGCCGCGTAACAGGAGCAGCACCAGATCCTCCGGCCGCTCGCTCATGCCGGGACCTCCACTGCCTCAACCAAATCCAACTCTGCCCATGGCGCGTGATACCAGTGCCACACGCTAAACCGATATTGCATACGCTCGATGTGCGCGAAGTGCCGAACCATCCATGACCCACGCCGAGAACTGATCAACGCGATCCGGCGAAATCCGTTGGCTCTGAATTGATTCCCGTCGGCGTCCACAACGAGATGGCGATCGTGGCCAAAATGATCAAAGGTCCGATCATGGTAGCCGATGCAAAAATGATCGGCCGGATCACCGTCCCGGTATTTAGTGGCCAGGACATAGTCGCCCTTGTTCAGCCCGGCTGGCGTGGTTGCATACCATTTGTCCCGGATGTAACGCTTTGTCATCGCCTCGCTCAAATCCTGTTTGCTGGATGAGCGGCGACGGAGTAACCCTTGTCACCAGGGTTCCCGAAACCGCGCATCCGGTTTCCGCGTCCGGGTTGGTTACAGCCAGCCCGGCGCACCCGCTTTTCTCACATCGCCGGGATGGCGACAACAGTTCCGCTTCCCGCCAGCATCCGCGCTTCCATGACCCTTCTTCTGGTCGCCAATGCCGCCTGGGCGGCCTCTGGATCACCGATGCACAAACTTTGTTTGCCAATAAAAGATGACATTTTTTCATCCTTTCTGAATTTCACCGGCCGTGCCGGAGGAAGCGAAGTGTTGCTCGGGAACAGGTAGCGGTTCGACGCCTGGACGAAGTGGCCACCACCGATTCGGATGTGACGTGGTTCCCAGGTCACCAGACCGAGTCCCCGCAGCCGCTGCAGGGCGTTGCCGACCGAATTGCGGTGGCAGTGGGCGGCTTTGGCCAGCTTCGCGTGAGACGGCGTGGCGTGCTGCCAACGGGCCAGGACGAACATGATCCTGACGTGCAGATCGGTCGGACGCTGGCCGCACGGTAGGGTATCGCGGGCTATTTTGGCTCTGTAGGCGGCTTGAATGGGTGTCATGGTCTGGTCTCCCCTCGATTGAGAGGCCGCCCTCGGGGCACCCAAACGCCGCAGTTTCCCAACGATGAAACATCGCTCTTGAAAACTGATTCCAGACATGGGATACAGGTTTACCAGACATGCATCCCCGGCCTTGCCGGACATTCGTGGGCCGCCCTTTTGGGTGGCCTTCAGTGTTTCTGGGTCATGTTTTCTCCATCGCTCGCGAGTTATGCACAGATCGATGAGTCTGGCCAGCGGCTTCTCCCGCCGCCCCGCGACCATGACCTTGGCCTGATCGGCCTCCGCCAGCATCGCGCGCGGGATGGCGTCTGCCGCCCACCAATAAATACCCACCAAAAGCAAGCCAATCAGAAACGAGACGAACAGACGCTGGAGCGGCGGTCCGGTCATTTCGGCGACCTATGCTCGTTTCCTTTGTCCCAACCCCTCAACCAATACGGGTCAGACGAAGTCCGGGGCATGCCGGCGCGGCCAGCATCATACCCGGATTCTTCCGCCCGTTGTTCCTTTGGTCCGTAATCGCGGATCGGGCATTTCTCCTCCCGCGAGCGATCGTGCTCGTGAGTCATCGAATGCCTTCCCGTGCGACCATCTCGGCAACCTCGACACCGCTCATCCACCGCGTGGTCCCCTCCAGCCGTTCCGCTTCCTCGGCCAGTTCGTCGAGCCGCTCGATCGCCAGTTCCACACCGTAAGCATCGCACGACAGATCCCGGAGCGCGCGAAACTTTTGTCGCGTCCGCATCCAGAGTGCCAGATTGCGTAGTTCATCAGACAACATTGTCCGCGTCCTCCCTGGTCCACCGTGCTTCGCATTCAGAACACGCCCACGCGCCAGCTTCCTCGGGCAGCGGATAACGGGCCACGGTGAATGGCTGCTTGCAAAAGTCACACGCTTCCGGGATGCCGCCACGATTGACGATCAGCATCTCCAACACAGCGCGGGCATACTCATCGCTATACTCATCACTCACCGCGCGCCTCCTGCTTCAGTCGCTCGATCGCGCTGACCGCGTCGTAGAGGATGGCGGCGGGCGGCGGCTCGATGTGCTTACGACACCAACTCGTGAGCCTCTCCACACGAAGGATGTCGTCGGCGCGGCGGTCCCACGGGTCGACGATGTCGTAATACCCGGCGGCACCCCGGACCCGTGAGGGGCGATCCGCGCTCATGCGACCCCCTGCTTACGCGCTTTATATTCAGCGGATCGCCTTCTCCAGCACGCTCGACAAAAACGGCCGCCTGTCGGTGAGGTGTACAGGTTGTCACCCGAGAACGGATGTCCGTGAATGCACACTGTGGATCGAGCATACTTTGCTGAGAAGGATGTTCCTCGCATAGTGTTCGTCTTCATCGAGACCGGTTCCAGATGGTCTGGATTTATACAAGACCTGACTCGACAAAGATGATCCAACGTCAGACCGCTCGGGATTTCTCCCTTGAATGCCTGGTACGACAGACGATGGGCTCCGGCCCCCTGGAACTTTCCATAGCCACCAATATCTATGCCTTTGTCCCATAGCCAACATCCACTGTTGGGCTCGGGGATCATATGGCGGAGAAGGGTTTGCTGTTGACGGGTCAGCATGCGACCCGCTCCAGCACACGGTACATGTCCGCCAGCACCTCCTCGGCGCACTCGGCGTGAAACACCTCGCCACCGATACGATCCGTGGCGCCATACTCGCCGCACAGACAGCAGCAGCGTTCCAGCACGCCCGCGCCGTCGCACACCGCGCAACGCGTGCCTCCGGCCGGATTGTTGCCGTTGAAAGCAATCCCATCCTCGCAGCGCCAACATGTTGACGAAGGCAACTGTCCGTTACAGGCTGCGGTATCGGGCCACGCGCGCGGCTGTGGCGAAAGCGCGCAATCATTATACTCGCCCTCAAGTATTAGAGCACAATCAAAGCGAGTCGTACTGCATTTTTCCTCTTGCGCTGGTTGCGTTGACTTATAAAATACATTCCACGCGCCTGAACGATCGCCGTCAGGATTGACCATCCCTGCTGGCGGGGGACCAGACGCGGGGCGCTCTGGATTGGGAAGTCCCCGATCCTCCGTGGCCCGGACGTGCCGCGCCGTTATAACGGGGATCTCGATCAAATGGCTGACAGGCATCAGTGGGATATCCTTGATTCATCTTCTGGATGGCTTTCTGCCATCTCGACAGACGTCGGTCAAGGACTTTCAGATGGCGAGGAGCCATCCGCTCAGATTCTTTTATTCAGACATCCAGCCTTGAAGCCCGGTTGGCCTACGACCGGCGTCGTTTCCTGGGCGGCCGATTACTGCCGCCGCCCATGGCCGTGTCGTTGCCGTTGTGGAGCTCCGGATGAGCCATGACCAGCCGCGCGGCCAGTTCGCCATCCACGCCGCGCAGGCTGCCAAGGAGTATGTAGTCGGTAGACACCCGCAAACGATGAGCGATCTCGATCACCAAAAACACTGACGGAGCGCGCTCCCCGTCCTCGATTTTCTGAAGCGTGGTTCGGTCGGCATCCAAAAGGCGGGAGAATGCGGCACGGTTGGGCTCAATCAATTCGCGCGCCCACCTGATGCGCTGCCCTATGTCTGCCTGGGTCACCGTTCGCGACTCCGTTTGTTTTGATTTCGCCACCTTATGCTCACGGTAATTGCCGTGACAAATTGCCATAAATGGCAAAAATCCTCGGATGGCCGGTATCGCTCTTGCCTGATGGCCCAACGCCATCTATTATGAGGTATGAGCGATATCGACCCATTTCACGCGGACCTCATTCGGCGCCTCGGAGGCAAGACGTGGCTGGCGGGCGCCCTCGGCATCCCCCGGAACAGTATCACCCGCTGGCATGAGCGCGGCATCCCCTCGCGGTACTGGCATCGGGTGGTCGATCTGGCTGCCGCTGCGAGGCCCCCGATCGCCGTAACTGAATACGATCTCGAAGCGCGGCGCCCGACCGCCATGTCGGTCGAGAATGCGTGATGCCAGTATATCTGATCCAAAGCGGCTCCACCCATTCCTCGCCTTCCGCCTCACGAAGCTCAGGGTGGAGTCTCCGACCGCCGGAAACACAAGCGCGGGTTACCCCTGAAAACTTCACGGAGGCGCGGTGGTGCTGACGGCCACGACCTACAACGATGTGGTCCTCGGCTACATCAAACGAACCTTCGGCCCCCTGAAGCACGCCGCGAAACTACTTGCCCGCGCCTCCGGAGCGACCCCCAGGACGGCCGAGAACTGGTTCGCGGGAGAACATGCGCCGAACGGCGAGAACCTCGTGGAACTGATGGCCGCGTGTTCCGAACTTGCTGACGAAATAAATCGGTTGGTGGCCGAACGTCGAGCGGCGCGTGGAGAAAAATGACCCTGGCGGTCGAGTTCACGGGCTGGCGTGATGTTCGATGCCAACGAAACGAACTCCGGTTGGGCTGGGTCACGCTCTGGTGGTCACCCGGATCGGTCACAAACGAAATGGCCCGACTGCGCGTGGCGCTGGAGATGGCCACGGCCGAACTTAAAGCAACGCGACACTAAGGGAGGCGGGAGATGTGGATAGTATCGTGGCAGGACTTTCGCCGGCACGTGTTCGGCGACCCGATGCCACCGATCGAGCGCGAGACGTTCGAAACCAAGGAGGCGGCCGACCGGCGAAAGGCCGAGTTGCAATCGGCTCGTGTCATCGCCTGCGTGACGCCGCTGGTAATCCGGCACGGGAGGCGCTTCCACAACACCCCGATCGATGGCGACGGGCCGCGCTTCAACGCGGGATGGAAGCTGGCGGAATGAAACCGTTGGCAATCGATTTGTTCTGCGGTTTGGGCGGTTGGTCCGAGGGCCTGTTGGCCGAGGGGGCGAGAGCCACCCGAATCAGTGGCGCGGTAAAGCAACCTGGCGTCGGCTCCTGGGATCGGTCGCGACCGTCATACACACCAAACTTTCACGCGTTCAGCGTGGACGAAGGCCCCGAAATCGACGGCTGTTGGGTAGAATACCCAGCGCAACTTGTCATTCAGGACGTTCTGACGCTGCACGGATCACAGTTCAAAGACGCCGCCTTGATTGTCGCCTCACCACCGTGTCAGGCATACAGCTACCGCGCGATGCCATGGAGCCGTGCCAAGGCGTTGCCGCCGCCGTGCAACGCGCTGTTCGACGCCTGCTTCCGCATCCAGCGTGAAGCATCCGAAGCGGCGGGACGGCGTATCCCGATGGTCGTGGAGAACGTGCGCGGCGCGCAGCCGTGGGTCGGGCGGGCGCGGTGGAACTTCGGCAGCTATTACCTGTGGGGCGACGTGCCGGCGCTGATGCCGATCACGTTCAAAGCGTTCAAATCCTCTGGCATGAACTGGTCGGATCAGACGAAACGCGGTCAGGACTTCACTCGAATTGCCGGTCGGCAGGCGATGGACGGCATCAAGGTACCCGGTCTGAAGCACGGCAGTTTCGGACGCGGGTTTCACCAGACGGCTGCGGATCATATCAAATGTGGGACAAGTAAGGGTCCCGCGCGCAAAGCCGCCTCCGCGATGATCGCCAAAATCCCGGAACCGCTCAGCCGACATATCGCGCGGGTCTACCTGCCATGAGCGGTCCGCGCTTCAACAAGAACTGGAGGCTGGCGAAATGAAACGCGATCTTGAAATGGAAAGAATGCGCGCGGCGTTAAGGGACGCTGGTAATCAGTTCCAGCTGTACGCGGACTATCATTTGGCGAAGCAACCGCCAAACCGGGAGAAAGCGGCGGTCAATATCCATTGGGCCATGCGCTGTCACCTAGCCGCGAAGATCCGTGACGCAACATCGGATGACGTGGCGTCATGAGCGAACAGCCTGCCGTGGTCATTAACTTTCCACGCCCAACATCAGCCAACCGCATGTTCTCGCGGCAGGTGACCCGGCGCGGCCACCGTGACCTGACACCGGAATACAAGGCGTGGCGCGACGAAGCGGGATGGGCGGTGAAGATGCAAATCGTCGGGCTTGAGACCATTACCAGCCGCTTCAACATCGTCATCGAGGTGCCTCGCTCACGCATGGACCTGGACAATCACTTAAAACCAATCCTCGACCTCGCTACCAACATGAAGATCATTTCCGATGACAGGAACTGCGTCGGAATCAGTATCACGCCGGCCGACAGAACCGATTGCATGGCGGCGTTCTGGCCGTTGCCCGAGATGGGCGCGGTGCGGAGGCCGGCGGCGGCGTGCGTGCGAGCGACGCGAATGCGGCGGACGGCTCCAAAGCGGCTGACGCTGACGTGGAAGCTGCCGGCATGAGCGGGCCCACCGCCACGCCCCCGGAATACCTGTGGGAATTGTCCGTCCTCGTGTCGGAGGCGCTGGATCTGTGCGTGAGGGCAAGGAAACTGGACAACCCGATACCGCGCACACGCGACGACCCGTGGATGTCGCGTAGCGCCACGCCGGCGCTTTGGGTTCAGGAACAATACGACAACGATCTGGCGGCGTGGGAAGCAAAGGCGCGCAAGGCGCTGGGCAAGCGAGCATGACCGCGCGGGAGAAGATATGGGCGTGGATCGAAGCGCATCGCCAGGGCCACGTCCTACGTGCCTCGCCGCGCCAGATCGCCGAGGCGACCGGCATCGGGCTGGAATGGGTCAGAACGATCCTGGAACAATGGCGCGACGAGGGCTGTCTGACGCGGATTGATTCTAAACGATATCGGATTGTCGAGGCGCCAAACCTGAACGGTTTCACGCGGCACCCGAACTGGTCGGAGGAGGCCCGCGGGAAGCTGGCCGAATTGTCGGCGCGCGGGCTGACATTGTCCGAGATGGCGCGCGAGATGAAGTCGACGGTCAGCGCCATCGCCGGACAACGTAGCCGCCTGGGCCTGCCAAAGCGGCCGTCACCGATCATTCGGACGGCATCAGGTGGCTGACCTTTTGGCGCGCGGACGGCGGTTCGCCGGCGGTGAATGTACCTCAATCTCACGCGCGATCAGCCGCTCGACCCAGGAAGAAACGGACCGGCCGTCCTCGGCGGCGATCGCTTCCGCCCGCGCTTTCAGCGACGGATCGACCCGAACCGCGATTATTCCTGTTTTCGCGACACCCTTTATCCGGCGAGGTGCGATATCGAGACGCGTTGCCGTGATTCCTCTCTCAAGGACAAGATCATTAATCGCTGATATGGCAACAGTTTCTTCCAACCGGAACATCTCGTTGTTGGTGGCGTGTGCGGAAAATAGCTTATGAGCAAACCGTTCAATCCTCAGGGCTTCAGGACGAGACATGCCCCATCCATAGCATATCCGATTGATGTCCTTAAAGTACGTCCTGATTCCGTGGAGCCGCGTCGCCGGGCTTTGCGATATACCTATCTTGAGCAATCCGACATCCGACGCCATCACATAGACGTAGCAGAGGTCTACCGGCTTTCCCGGAAAATCCGTTCCATCGCTTCCCGGATCGCTCGCGACCTGTTCGGCATATCCGGCTGTGTCGCCCGCCACCGATCCAGGCGCTTCAGGAATCCCGCCGACAGCACCAACTGCAGGCGTTTGTCCAGCCTCTCCACTTCCGGTTCCGGCGCTGGCTTGCTCATTTTTTTCCTCATACATCGGGGTCTAGCCTTTTTCCCTGTTGACATTCAATATGGTGAAGATACACATATTGAACATACACAGTCAACAGGAGTTACGCCCAGATGAACCGCCGCCAGAGTCCACGCGCCATCGAGGCGCCGGAGGAGTGCCACGTTCGGCTTCGCATCGATCGTGGCGGCTACCTGCCGGCCCGTATCTTCCGAAGGCTGGGACTGCTGACAGCCGAGATCGATGGTGCCCAGGCGTCGGTGGAGAGCGTGTGGACAAGCGGGGAGACGATAACGAAAGCGCAATATGACGATCTGGTGCGCGATCGTGGCCGCGCGAAACCGTTTTGAATTGAGGAAACACAATGAACGACACGATTGAAGTAGCACGTTCGAACACGCCCGCGATCGATCTGGCCGCCGCGCTCGATCCGGCTTCGTTGTCGGCATGGATTGAGTGGTCCTACGCATCGCACGCCGCCGAGATCGGGGCGCTGCTGGAGCGTTTCGTGGCGTTCACGAATGTCACGGCTGACGGCATTCGTGATGATTTCATCGCCGGTCACGCCGCCGATTTCGCCAAGGACCTGAAGGCGGCCGTCAACGCGTTGGACGGCACGCGGACCCGCATCAAGAAGCCGGTGCTGCACGCGCAAAGACTGATTGATGGCGAGGCGAAGGCACTGAGTGACCGGGTGATGGCGGCGGTGGCCGAGGTCGAGGCGCGGGTGACCACGTACCTGCGGGCGAAGGAGGCGGAGATCAGGCGGGCGGCCGAGTTGGAGGCGGCGCGGCTGGCGGCGGAGGCCGAACGGCTGATCACCGAGGCGCAGCAGTCCGGCACCAAGGAAGATGCCGAGACCGCGTGGAACACCATGGACGAGGCCGACGCGGCACAAAAGCTGGCGGACGCGAAGGCGCTGGAACTGACCCGCACGCGGGGCCTCGGAGGGGCGCTGACGGCTCTCAAGGACAACTGGGTGTGGTCACTGGAGGACATCACCAAAGTCCCCAACCACCTGCTCCAGGTCAACGACGCGGCGGTGCGCCTGTCCATCAAGCAGGGCGCCCGCGAAGTGCCGGGATTGAGAATATGGAACGATACGAAAGCTTATGTGCGGTGAGAGAAATACCGCTCACCAAGGGATACGTCGCACTCGTGGATGATGAGGATTTTGAGCGTGTGTC